CAAAACTGGTATTCCAAGACTTCCAGCAACATGCAATGCTACACTATCTGCAAACAAACTCTTACCGGCTTTAGCTCTGGCTGCAATTAAATCAACATTTCCCCTTCTTAAGCCTCCACCAATAGCTTTATCGAAACGTGGAAACCCTGTACTTAGACCCATCATTTCTTTAGGATTATCAATTAAGCTTTGAATGTAGTCGTCAATGTCTTCTCCAATGTCGGTGGGTTCATTTTCTGCTTGCCCATGAAAATCATCAATTAGGTTGAACACAGCTGCCTCAGCTACACTAACTATTCCAGTCGGTGTACTGTCAGCGATATTAATATCCCTGATGTTTGATTTTATTTGCGTTGCTTTCCTATCTACTTCTCTAGCTATCGCGTACTTAACTAAAATTTTTGCATGTTCCTTAACATTGCTTAATTCTACGTTTATAGACTGAAGGGTTTTGTAATAGTCTTTAGGAACACGCTTCATGAAGACTGAGTCTAAGTCTATTGATTTTGCCGCCGCATAAAGGCTAGACAAATCAACTGTATCTGAAGTATCAAATAGCTTCGCAAGACAACTCCAGATTATCGTGTTTTCTTCTAACGTAAACGATCCTTCGTTTAGTTTTCCATCAATATCAATAAAAGCATTTTTTCCATGCCGTATCAAGCCAGCAAGCACGGCTCTTTCTGAAACAACATCACTAAGTTCTTTTTTCATTTAATCTGCTTAACCTAAACATTCACTGCAACGATGATAAGTACCTACTTTGTATCTAGGATTAATCTCTTCTTTTTTTCCACAATTATGGCAAGTAACTTCAACCATCTTCACAGGAGATCTTCTAGGAGTTAGAGGAACATCGGGAGTTTCAAACTCAGCGCCCTTTGCTTCCGTTCCATTATCAACAAACTTATTTTCCCCAATTTGTATTGATTGTCTTCTTCCATATTTTGTTTGTTGTTCTTCTCTTGGTTTTACTGAGAAGTCTAAGTCCGACGACCGCACCTGCACTGGTGGCTGTTCGGTTTCTGCGTATGGTTGACTTCTAGGTGCTTCTGGCATTTCTGCGATTGGTTCTTCGTCTCCGATTGAGATGCTTTCTCCCGTGAGGGCATTATAACCTTGAGCAATTTCTTTAAGATCATTGTTGAGTAATCCGTTCTTTATCATTTCTAATGGTGACATAATTAACCTCTACTCTGCTTTCTTCTGCTAAGTTCGAGTAACGTATCTGCTTGTTTTCTAATATCTCTAATTATTTCCGAAGAAGAAGTCACACTTCCATCTATGACTCTCTTGACTCTCCAAACCTTTTGCACAAAGTCGTCCTCTCTTATTACAGAGTTTACTTTGACTTCCCACTTAGTGTACTTATCGAACTGGTTTGAAACTTTTGAGACTGCATAGTTTATAAATTCTTCACACCACCTAGCTCTAGCCAATTCTTTGTTGTGCTTTTTTTGCAAGAAGTTGCAATAGTTGTATATAGCATAGGCTTTTTCGCAACACTCTTCTGGTGTTAGAGACTTGAGTTCAAAGCTAGTTAGTGAAAGAACCCTTTCTATTTCTGGATTTGGTTCAACATAAATAATGTCAGACATGTAATTGTCTAACTTATCCATGAATTCATCTAGCTTATCTATTGATAATAGATTGTTTCCATTCATCTTCAGTACCTGAATAACTTAATATAATCAAATCTATGTTATTGTTATTGAGCCAGTTTTCTTTGTCACGATCTCTAGCTTTCGACTTTCTGAAACCTTTTCTGTCTCCATGAAAGTGAGCAACGAATTCAAAATGTTGTCGCCCATGAACTTCTACCGCCAGCGAATGAGACGGTATAAGGAAGTCAACATACAGAGTAGACCTTCTCGATGGCTTGTGAGAACCGGCAAGCGGCACTTCCTCAAGGATTGTATCATACGGAAACTCTTGTCGAAGTAGTTTTCTTGCCAAAATATGTAATTTACTTCGAGGTCTTGTCTGATCCCCTGAAACTACGCACTTTGACAGGTTCCAATTTCTTTCTCGGCCATCAAAACCTACGGCCTTCAAAACAACATTTCCTTTAATGAATTCTGCAAAGCAGGCCAGAGATCGTTCGCGTCAAGGAAGTCTCTTAGTCTTTGTTGTCCTTGAAACTTGACCAGCTTGGTAATTTTTTCTTCATCTTCTTTGTCGATGCCTTCGGATTCTAGCAACTTTTTAATTGGCTTGGTGTCATCAACCAAAAAGTCGCAAGTGTACCATGCTCCAGCCGCTGAGATTAAATCAAAGTCATTTGCTTGATCGAACAGTTCTTGCTTGTAATCAATACCTATACCGTAACGAAGCCAACCAATAGCTTCAGAGCCTACAAATCCACCAAGAGCAGATGTCACCACCTTCCAGTGAAGGGCTTGGCCGATTTGACGACCATCATTTTTTTCTTTCCATGCCTGAATCCAAGCAATCTCTAAAATAGTATCTGCTTGATAGCGAACCTTCACACCTCCATCAGCAACTTTCTTTTTGCCCATACCGCCAGTATTAGCAATGAAGTGCGTGATCATAATGATGATAGCTTTTTGTTTAGGAACTACACTNCTCATTTTCTTGCAGAAGTTAGATAGTATCTTAGGAACTCCCGGCCTATAGTCGCCTCTAACTTCTTCATCTAAATCCTTCTGTGCTATAAAACTAGATATCGAATCAATGATGACGACACAATTAGGATGCGATTTAACAATCTTTTCTACAGCGCCTAAATATTTTTCTGCGCTAAGGGTTTCTCCTTCAGACTGAACAACAGTAATCTTACTAGCCTCTAGACCATGAACTCCCTCAAAGTTTTTTGTACTTAATCTTCCTTCTACATTCACATAGAAGATAGGTCTTTCTCCATATTCTTTTTTCTGACAGTTAGCTGCGAACTGCAAGGCGGTTGTGGTTTTACCAGACTTTGGATCTCCAATCATTTGAATCCAAGTTCCTTCACGAAAACCACCTCCAAGAGCATAGTCTAGAGAAGGACTAACAGGAATAACCTGCATGTCTTGTAGTTCTTGAAAAACATCAGCTCCGTTAACGAGAATGTTTCCATACTTTTTCGTAATATTTTTTAATGCTGCATCACTCATTATCAAAGTCCTCTAGTTCTGATAGTCTACTTTTCTTACCAAAAGGCTGTCTTGGTTTTTCTAAGGTGGCGTCTTTATATTCTATTTCTTTAATTTCTTTGCTGTTTATTTTATCTATCTTTTTTTGCTCAGCCTCTATGATTGGTTCAAGAAACTTAACACGCAGAGAGTATATTCTTTTGCCTTTATAAGAGTTTAAGGCGTTGATGATAGCTTTGTCGCTATATTTGTTGAGAAGATTATAAGCCTTTGTTACTTGGCTTTTATATTTCTTTTGCCACTTTTCAGTATTCCATAAAGCATATGCTGGTCTACCAACATTCTCTTTTTCTGCTTCTCTTAAACAACATAGCTCTGCTATGTACTGAGCGGCGTTACATGATTGGCCTGTCGTCCGATGCTTGTAACCTTTGTTCATCCAATGCACCCTTCTTAATTATCAAACATTCAGGAGAAGCCTCGTAGGGATCTCTCTCTTCAAATCTTTCTGGTATTAGTTCAGGAAGTCTCCAAGTTCTAACTCTAAGCTTTCCGTTTTCTAATACACCTATATTAAACGTGTGGACAGTAAAGTCCCCAAACATCAAAGCTCCTGCTCCTTTGCAGAAGAAGTAGCCATCATAGTTTGAACCAGCATCTTCAATATGAGATCTATTTCTAACCTTCATATTGGTTATATGCAAATCATTTTCTTTGCAATACTGTTTCATTCTTAACCAAGCACTTGCTGGTTCTACATCTGGCCTGCCATCGTCCTGATAAATGACTTCATCATTTGACAATGTGGCTATCCAGATTGGATTAGAATCAGAGTAAATGCTGATATAAGTATCTAATTCTTTGCTTACAAAAACACTCATTTTTCTTTGATCGTGTGAATAATGCCTTCGTATTTGCCGGTATTGACGCGCGTTGTTCTTGTATCGTCTGAACGCTCTGAAGCGGCTGGAGTCATAACTGTAGAACCACGATCATTGTAGCCCATTAGATTGCTGACATCAGGATCTTGTTTGCTACTTGCGATATGACCTGTATCTTTTTCTTCCTCTATTGAGTCAATATATTTATTAACTGATGATTCAGTTCTGTTCAGGTCATTAGCTACATCCGCAATATCCTTGTCGAGATTGTTTTCTATGTAGAATTTTTCTACCTTAGTAAGTTATCCTGTCTTCTTCTTTTTAGACATCAATCATTCCTCTGCTAGCCCAAGTAAAATCATTACGTTGTTTGTTTGTTAAATACTTAACGTAATAGTCAAAAGATTCTTTATTTGTTTTGGTAAACTTAGTGTGAATTGAGTTTATCTTGCTTGCATCCATTCCTTGAGGATCAAAGAGTGAATTGCGAAAAGTTTTTACCCAGTAGCTTACCTTTTGGTTCACTGTTGCAATGTAGGCGCAAGATCCTTCAACCTTATCTTCTACAATCGTTCCATCTTTGTCATAGAAAGTATAAACAACATCTATGTTGTCTACAAATTCTGAAATATCTTCATCAGGCATCAGTCTTCACCATATCCAAAATAAAAGTGTCATTGTTTTCGTCCATCGCTCCAAGACCTAAACCTTCAGCCGGTGCTTGAAAGTAGTCACCTTTCATTTCGATCAGCCAGCTTTGGCCACTACAGTAAGGGCAGTNTANGAGCAATCTACATTTCTTATCAGATTTAGATTTTCTCAAAAGATTTAGTAAAGGCTCTTCGCAATCTGCACAAGTGACCTCTTTGTATTCTAAGTCTTCGACGATAATGATTTCTTTTTCGCTCATTTTTTTACGTCTTTGATATACTTGGCCTTTTGAGAGGTAGACATTTTGTTTATATCTGAAGAGTTAGCACTTCCAGATTTCTGCCACCAATCCTTAGATTTCTGTTTCTTCAGGTTTCCTTCTTCTTGCTTCGCTCTTTTTTCGCTAAGTTCATAGCTACCCATCTTAGAGGTATTTCTATCAGCAAGCTGGCCTAAAGTTTTCGCTTCGCCCTTTACGAAGGCCATTGGAACTTGGTTTATTACAATCTTAATATCTGAAGACCCGCAACTTTCACACGGACTTGGCTTCTTGCCGAATCCATGAGATTGCTCGAATTCACAACCACATTCGTTACATAGGTAGTCGTAAGTAGGCATTAGTCGTAAAGTGCATCCAGAATACGAGAAATAATCTTGTTCCTAATTATATCAGCTTCTGTTAATTCAGCAATACCAACACCATCAACTCCTTCAAGCCGTTCGAGGAATTCTTCTAGTCCTCCTCGATCTTTGTTCTGCAAGTCTGTTTGGTCGATGTCGCCATTAATAACAGCTTTTGAATCCCATCCAATTCTAGTTATGAACATTTTTAGTTGTTCAAACGTAGCATTTTGAGCTTCATCTAATATCATAAAACAGTTGTGAAAGTTTCTACCTCTCATATACTCCAAAGGAACAACTTCAATTTTTCCTTCTTCTCTATATGCTTGAACCCTATTGGTATTCAGCCTATACTGCATCTCTTCTAGCACAGGAACTAAATATGGATGAATTTTTTCTTCAAAAGTTCCGGGTAAGAAACCTAATCCTCTACCAGACTCAATTACAGGTCTAGTAACAACTATCTTTTCAACTCTTTTGTCTAATAAATAATCACAAGCTAAACCAACCGCTACTGCTGTTTTACCAGTACCTGCTGGACCTGTGCAAAAAGTTACATCATTTTCTGATATGATTTTGATGTACTCTGTCTGGTTTTCCGTTTTAGGCTTTAAAGCCTTCCGTCTAGTAGTATATCCTGACTCATTATTCTTTTTTCTAGCCATACTACTTACCTGTTGAACCAAACCCTCCATCGCCCCTGTTTGTAGAGTCTAGTTCTTGAACTACATGTTGTATAAAGTTTGGGGCTTTTTGTATTAACATTTGTGCGATCCTATCGCCTCTATCTATATGATACGGTTCTTTTGTTGTGTTGTGCAGGCATACTTTTACTTCACCTCTATAATTAGAGTCTATAACTCCTGCGTGTCTATGAACGCCTTTGACTCCCATTGAAGACCTATCCCAGATTAAGGCGACATGCTCTTTAGGAATGGCTATAGCAACACCAGTAGAGACAAGAACGGTTGATCCAGCAGGTATAGAGATTGTTTCAAAAGCGTATAAGTCCCAACCAGCATCGTTCATATGACCTTTAGTTGGAGCTTTAGCGGAGTCATACAATAGTTTAGTTTCAAAATGTTTGTAACCAAGTTCCATCAATTTATCCAATCTTCTTGTGGCAATTCTATGTCAGGGTTTTGATTATAGTTTACGAGAAGTTCATCGCCCTTTTTTATAGATGTTGTACTTTCAAGTCTAATCCTGTTGCCTGTCTTGCTGACTTTGCAGTTGGGTTTGGTACTATGATTGTACATACAATTAGGTTTGAGGTTTATATAGCTATTAGCCATATTGCTCCAAATATGTGTGTCATGAATAAAAGTTTTATTTGCAATATCTTCTTTAGCAAACAATCCCAATCCATGAATTGGAGAATCATCTTGATAAACTACTTTGCTTATTTCGCCTTTTGCTGAGTATTCCTCTACTAGCTTACTCTTCATATTAAAAATCGTCCTCTATATTTCCTACTGCATATTCAGTTACGCGAGTTTCAAAAAAGTTCTTGCATTTTTCCAAGTCAATTATTTCACTCATCCATGGAAATGGATTTTTGGTATCTTCATAAGGGCTTGGTAAATTTAGATTTTCTAGTCTTCTATTTGCTATGAATTGAACATAGTCAATAAACATTTCAGAGTTCAATCCTAGAATGCCATTTGGCAGAACATCTCTTGCATAGGCAAGTTCAAGTTCCATAGCTTTGTCTATATGTTCTAAAGTTTCTTTTTCAAATGCTTTAGTCCAAACTTTTGGATTATCTTCTCTAATTCTATTAATCAAATTGGTTCCAAATTTAATATGTAGACTTTCATCACGAAGTGTGTATTGAATTTGTTCTCCAATTCCCGGCAGCTTGTTTTGTCTATTAAAAGAAAGTAGCATTGCAAAACCGGAAAAGAAAAATATACCTTCGCAGATAATGTAGTAAGTAATAATGTTTCTTAAGAACTCTCTCTTGCCTTCTAGCGTATTGATGTTGAAGTCTGGACGATTAATATCTGTGCAGATGTTCATCAAAAACTCATCTTTAGACTTTATGCTAGGTATTGAGTTATAAGCTTGGTAAACTTCGCCAATCTTTAAACCAAGAGAATCACAGCAATAAACTACTGTTAGATTATGTAGGCTTTCTTCATACGCTTGTCTAAGAATGTATTGGCGACATTCAGGATCTGTCACATACTTGAATATGCTAAGCAAAAGGTTGTTAGCTACTAAAGACTCTGACCCTGCAAAGAAACCAAGAGACCTTTTAACTACTAACTTTTCGTCGTTAGTTAGTGAGTCAGATCGCCATTGTTCAATATCTTTAGCCATTGAGATTTCTGTTGGCATCCAATTATTTGCGGCTCCATCAATAAACAAATCCCACGCCCATTTATTGGTATGAGGAAGTATCTGATTAACCACCGCAACTTTATCTGAAATTATTTCTTTAGTCTTTTTCATTACTGGCAACTCTCACAATCTGGATCATCCAATGCGCAGGCTTTAATCTGACTCAAATCTTCTTCAGGTAGTGCTTCCTCTTTAGGAGCTTCAACAGTAGATTTTTCGAGTCTTGTTGCTGCCTTGCTTCTTAAATAATATGTTGTTTTTAACCCTTTTTCCCAAGCGTGCATATACATGTCATTGAGATATTTTAAACTTGTGCCTTTGTTGTACAGATTCAGAGACTCTCCCATGTCTATCCACTTCTGCCTTTCGGCGGCAGCGTCTATGAGAATTGTTGCTTCTATATCAAATGCACTCTTGAACTCTCTTTGTATTTCTTCGTCTAAATTTATAGACATTACATCTCCGTCAGCTGCTTTAAGAGCTTCAATCAAATCTTTTCCCCATATGCCCTTCTTCTTTGCGGCTTCTACAAAGTGTTCATTAATCATAGTGAATTCGCCGCTTAATGTTGAATAAACAAAAAGCACTGAGTAATCAGGTTCAATAGACTGAGAGCATCCTTGTATATAAGAAATTGTTGCAGTAGGAGCGATAGCCATAACATTTGAGTTTCTCATTCCATATTCAGCTATGTGGCTTCTGACTTTGTCCCAGTCCATTTTCTCAAAGTCAGTAGGTTTGTAATGGTTGTCTCCACCACTCTTTAGGTATTCTGGATATCTCTCGTTCATCAATCGACAATAAGTGTCGATAGGCAAATTACCATAACTCCACTCAGAACCTTCATAAGATTCGTAGTGTCCTCGCTCCTTCGCTAGCTTAGAAGAAGTGAGAATAGCATGATAAGAGATGAATTCTTGTATCTTGCCACAGAGAACAACAGCATCTTGAGAGTTGTAAACAACTCCTAGCTTATGTAGCAAGCCGTGAGTACCCATAATGCCTAAACCAATAGGACGATTTCGCAGATTAGACTTAGCGGCTTCTTTGGTTGGATAAAAATTGAGATCAATTACGTTATCCAATCCTCTGATTGCCACCTCTACTGTTCGTTGTTAATTTTTCCAGTCAATAGTGACGTAACC